TTCTGAATCTGAATTTGTATTTCCAGATTCCTTTGTATCTTCCTCTCCTTGTATTTGATCATCATGTCCAAGATCCATTTCCGTATCTTCTGCATTTTCTAAATTCTCCTCTAAAGATTGATCAGGAGGAGTTGGATTGGATAAAAGCTCTGGGGTATTCTCTTTGGTGAATTCGTAGATTTCCCTAACAAGATTCACCACTTCCTCAAAAGTTTCTGTTTTTAGGGATCTGTTATAGAATCCAACTTCTTCTGGGGTGAAGGGTACTTCAATTAAATTTCTTAGTTTGGTCTTAAGATTAATTTTGTCGATGAGCTTAACCTTATCCCAATCAATATCATCTAGGTCAGAGAAGAATCCACTTTCTAATAACTCACGGTATCCGCGAGAGAATGGAGCAACAAGACCTGGATATCGATCTAGTTGTTTTCTTTCGATTCTTGCATCTTCAATAACATTGATATATGATCTAGGGCAACCTTCTAATTTTTCTGGGGAATCATGCCATCCCTCAAATGGGGTATCAAGAGCGTGACCAACTTCATGACCAATTAATAGATCATAAACGTCTTTGCTCATATCTTTCCATGAGGGTAAACCTAAGACACGTTTTTCAATATCAAACCATGCAGTCTGATAGTTTCCGTGGCGAATAGTAATATTTTCCTTAGCGAGAAGCTTTGGCAATACCGAATTATGCATATGTGAATCCCCTTATCATGTGTACTATTATACCAAATTTCGGGGCCCTTGTAAACCCCCCTAGGTGAAAAAAGAGGGGGTTTTTTATATGATATTTTGTTATATCACCTTATTTTTGAGAAGTTTTTGTGCTTAAAGAACTCGATTTTAGATCTAAATTTATTCTCTAGAATATCCCCTTTATGTGATATGATGAACACATTTGTTCCATCTTCTAGAGTATTTAGTATTTTTGTGAGGTTGTCGATACCATCATGGTCCAAAGAAGAGTCAAAGGTTTCGTCTAGGATGAGTAGATTAGTAGCTGCACTGTTCTTTAACCTTGCGATTTGTCTCCAAGTAAAGAGTAATGATAGGTCGATCCTTTGTTTTTCACCTTCAGAGAAAGATGCATAGTTAAATGTATCTCTGTGTCTAGATCGAATGGTTTCATTAAAGTTTTCGTCTAAATGAAAAGCAACAAAGAAGTCTAATATTTGTAAGTATTGATTAATGAGTCTATTCATGACTGGCAAATACTGCTTAATAACTTTCGTCTTTATGCCAGTATCTTTCAGCATTTCCCCTATAACTTCGTTGTACGTGCGCTCTTCTACGTATTGAAGTTTTTTCTCAGTAACATCATCTTTAGACTTTCTAAATTTCTTTAGTTCTTTCCTTGCAGTAGCTGAGTCACCAGTTTGTGAGGATAGATCATCTATCTCTTTCTGTATCTTTCCGATTTCTTTTTGGAGAATAGAAATCTTATCATTATTCGAATTAATTTTTTGCTGCTTTTGTCGAAGGGTGTTTAGATTGTTTGCAATCTCATTTAATTCTAAATCCATTGCTCCCATTCTTTTCGAAAGATCTTCTTTATCCTGTTGTACAGATTTTGCTTTTACCTTGATATCTTCGATCTTAGAATCTTTCTTCTCTTGGTTTATTTCTTGATCACAGGTAGGACATTGATCATTCTCTTCATAGAATCTGGATTGTTCAACTAACTCCTTAATTTTAGAATTAAATTGTAGATCATATGATTTTAATTGTGAAACCTTTTCTAAAGCACTCTTATTAGCCTTTTCCTCAGTAGAGAGTAGTGTCTGTAGGTTCTTACCTAGTTCTTTTGACTCTTCGAATAATTCTGAAATTGTATTCTTATGCTCCTTGATTGATTCTCTCTTACCTTCAATCTGATCGTTATTCAATGCTTCCAAGCCTTTGATATACTTTGATTGGGAATCAATCTTGGTTTTAAACAATTCAATTTGATGGTTAATATCAGTGAGCTCATCCTTAATCTTTGCATTCCTTTCTTTTAGCAAAGTATTCATTTTCGAAAAGATGTTAATATCTAATAGGTCTTCAATCACTGATCTCCTGGACCAAGCTGGCAATTGCATAAAAGGAATAAAGGATGAAGATCCTAATACCACTACCTGATGGAAAGACTTATGATTTAGTTTTAAGATATTTTGTTCTAAGAACTTTTGATAATCCCTAGCATTCGAAGCTTGATTGATTAGGTTATTGTTTTGCCAAATTTCGAATTTATTTGGTTTAATACCACGAACAACTTTGAAGTCTGCATTACCAATTGTAAAATCAACCTCAACAATTGTTCCCTTCTTATTAATAGAATTAATCATTTGGTTCTTATTAATATCCCTATGGGGTTTACCAAAAAGACCAAACGAAATGGCATCTAGCAATGTAGATTTACCAGCACCATTTTGTCCAACAATGAGAGTTGTCGGTGACTTATCAAGTTTAATCTCAATAAAGTCGTTTCCGGTGGATAGAAAATTCTTCCACCTACAACTTTTAAAATATATCATACTACTTCCAAGTTTTGTGCTTCAGTATAAAGCTTTCTCAATTCTAATTTTAAGTGATCTTTATCAAGATCCGTTTCAACTGCATCAACGTATGAATCCAATAGGGTTGTAGTATCTTCAAGGGATATTTTCTCGTCTTCAACGCTTTCTCCCAGATACTCTTCAAACGATTCTGCAATTTTTAATTCATAGGTTTCAATGCTCTGTAATTTATCAACAAAGCGATCAAACATATAAAGGTCATTCTTATTTAGTACAACCAGTTTAAGAAATTTCTTTTCATATTCAGTAACATCAACATTGTTATAATCGGTCTTTTTATCATCATACACGATCTTTTTAAACATTGTAATTGGATTACGTACTGCTTCTACCTCTCTTGTCTCAGTATCGAGAACATGAAAGTATTTTGGATCGTCTACATCTGCCCAAGTAAACTCCATTTGAGAACCTAGATAATGAACATTTCCTTGACTTGACTTTGTGTGGAAATGCCCAGATAATACCATTTCAAACCGTGAAAAGATCTCTGCATTCATTCCATGAGGATTAGGTATACCTGCCATCATGTCGAATCCTTTCAATTCCAAATGAGCCCCAAGTATAGGAGCATCACAGGATAAAGCAAATTTAGTATACTCCTCATAATTAGAATTATTAATCCAAGGTAGTACTGCAATCTTTAATCCAGAATAATCCAACACAGTTGGTTTCATTATAATGTTTACATTACTGGTAAAATAACCAAGCAATTCTTTGAGACTACACAGCTCATTTGTGTTTTTGAAATAGACATCATGATTTCCGGGTATAATATCCATGGTAATACCGGCATCGCGCATAGGCTCAAGAAAATGCTTACGATTAGCATTGAGCGCTTTAAAGTTAACGAACTTTCTGTGTTCATAGTAGTCTCCAAGATGTAGGATATTGGTAATCCCATTTTCTTTTAAATAGGGAAAGAATACCTCTGTATAAAATCTCTCTTGATAGTTTAGAAAAATATCAGAAGAGTTACGCACACCACAATGTGTGTCGTTAAGTATAGCTACCTTCATAGTTTTGCTCTTATTGCTCTAAGGGCTCTACGAAGTTTTATTGCAGCCTTCTCAGTTTGAAGTCTAACAACCTTTCTTCTTACCTTTCTTTTAATCTTATTTTCAAATCTAAGCTCAGACTTTCTATTATGTCTTGCTTTTTGTTTTTCAGTCATTTTTTTCATATTACACCATAAACAATTCTAGTTTTTCTCTTCTCTTTTCTTCTTTTGCGAACTTCTTAACAGCATCGTCTTTTGCTTTTATAATTCCGATTTTCTGTCTTAAAGTATCTACATAAGCCATAGACTCTTGAGCTCCTTGTGAATCCATACCCATTTCAATGAAGTCTTCGATTCCCATTTTCTCAATAAACTTGGCTTTGATTTCCTGTTGTTTCTTTTCTTTTGTAATCCTTCGAACAAACGCATAGAAACATATTTGAGTAAAATAAGAAAATGCATTTGGATTACCCGTACGTGTAGCAGTAGTGATATCATAGTTACCAATTGCCCTTAAGCAATTTTCTACTGCATCCATCACCATTTCTTCCCGATATGTATACCTTACAAAATTTGGACGATGGGAAAGACCCTCGGCAATCTTAAGAAAGCATCTAGCAATATAATCAGTTACGATAGGGGTTGTTTCTTTTCTTTCCCTAGCTTCATTCACATCTTTAACATATTCAACAACAGCTAAGGAGAATTCTTTATTGTTTATATAATGAGCTTTGTTTTTAGACATTTATAAATTCTCCATAATAATAGATAACATTATACCGTATTTTTAGAGATATGTAAATCCCCCAATTTAATTTAATTTTTTTCATTTAGGGGGTTTACAAACCAAAATTTATATGGTATAATATATAAGCTCCACCGGGGGATAGATATATACTAGTGTATTATCACTCCTTTAGGTGTACTCTTATCA